AGACGCTCATCGGATCCGTGGTCCCGACGACGGGACTTGATCCGTCATTCGGTGGCCAGAACGGCGCGAATGCCAGCACCGCGCGAGCCTACGCGCTCTGTGAGGGAGCGGCGTACCTGCGTCAGGGTTCAGCGAACAACAAGATCCAGATCGCCCCTGGAACGCTGCTCCAGAAGATCGCGAACGCCGATGGTAGCGACTCGACGCTCGTGGCCTACAAGTTCGCGGGCTCCGAAGAGTGGACGCTCACCGCCGGTGACGGCACAAACCCTCGCGTGGATCTGCTGCAGATGGCGCTGAGCTACACGACCGACACCCCGCTCAACGTCGACTTCCAGGATGCGATCACTCGGGCCAACACTACGGTGGCCGGCACCGCGACGAAGCGGCGGCTGCTGTGCACGCTATCGGTCAAGCAGGGCACGCCAGGCGCCTCGCCAGTGGTGCCAGAGCCGGACGCGGGCGCCGTTGCCGTCGGATCGGTCCTCGTGGGGAACAGCTGGGCCACGGGAGGCAACGCCCCGATCATGGGCATCGATACCACAGCGGTAAATAATGCCGTGGTGCACGATCAGCGGATTCCGCTCGGGGTTAGAACCTACGTTGCCGACCCGTCGACCTACAAGCTGGTCACCGCGTGGTCGACGAGCAATGCCGTGAGTACAGTGACATCGACGAACGCAACCAACGTTCTGATCATTCCCTGTCCGGTGACGATCGGGCGGCTCGTAGGCATCGGCATATCGCATGACGCCGGGTCGACGATGGCGTCGATGCTGCTCGGCCAGACCTCGGGGACGAACCTCTCTGGCACGTTCGCATCGCGGATCTCGGTGCCCCAGCTGAGCTCCGGTGCCGACGCGGATGACATTCTGCCGTTCTGGGCCTTCGAGAACACGCAGTCACCCGCCGCTGGGCCGACCGTGGTTCATTCGACGACGACCAAGGTGGGGGTGCCAATCTGGTGTAACGGGCGGCGAATGCCGTTCGAGAAGAACCGCATCAACCAGGCCATCCCAGCGGCCGTGCCGACCGATCGCCTGATGCTCAAGATCGCCAGCGGACAGAACGGCACGGTGATCGGCGCAGTGACGTTCTACATCGCCGAGGGGCTATAGCCCGCAGGTTCCGCTCGTCTCGAGGTTGCCGGCGATCGTTTGCCCCTGCTTGACCGTCACGGCGCTATAGAGCACGGGCCGCCAACGCTCCGGCAAAACCTGCGCCACAGCGATCATGCTAACAGCAGCGGCGGCGAAGTACAGATCGACCGTGACCGGGCTTGGCGCGGTTCCCATGATCGGGTTCGCCTCGTACTGGCCGCGCCATGACCTGCGCGCGGCGGCGTGCGTCTGGCCCCAATCGCACGCGAGCGATGCCAACGCCAGCGTCGCGGTACCGTGGCGGACGTAGCCGTTAGCGCACCCCAGCATCGACACGGCAATCATGGCCAGCGCGGTCTTCATACCAGAACTATAAACCGCGTTAGCGCGATGTCAAGTCATGGCGTCGGATGATCGTATGACGCGCTGAATGATCCGACGGTCAGCCCGCCAGCGTTGACGACCATTTTCAGCACGACGCGATCGGTCACGCCGAGCGCGATCGGGGATGGAATCGAGAACGGGACGCTGTTCAGTGCCAGCGGAACGTTGCTGAACGCGCCGTTGACGAGGTTCGTCGTGTTGTCCGACGCCGAGACCACGTCCAGCGAAATGGTGGTGATGTCGACCAGTCCATCGCCGACGACAACGATCGCCCCATTCTTGAGACGGTCACCTGCCCGCATCGGCAGCGTCCAGAAAAGCACGGTCGGCCCGGTGGTCAGGATGTTGTCGGGCTGGTTGCGGATGATGCTGGCATTCGATGCCACGGCATTCGCCGCGCCTAGCAGTATGGTGCTCGTGGCGCTGCTCGCGATGTCAGTCCCCGTTGCGACCCCGCAGCCGGGTATGCCCAGGTCGCTCATCGAGCCATCGGTGTACACAGCTTCGATCGCGTAGCAGTACGACACGCCACCAGCGAGACCGGTTGCCGTCCACGTCGTCGGAGCGGGCGGCAGCGCGCTTGGCAGCAGCACGCTCGCGACGTCCACGAACGCGCCACCGGCCGTCGACTGAAACACGTAGAACTTCCAGGCCGAGGCGTCGGCAGTCCACGTGATCAGCTGCTGGCCGGCCGCCGGTTCCATCACGGCGACACCGCCAGGTCCAGCGACGGCCTGCTGCGCCGCCCGTTCGCCACCCCCTCCTAGGCACGCAGACACCCACGGAACTCCAATCAATGCAAGAAGTTTCAGCGAAGAGAACATGCAAATCTCCAATTCTTGGGCGGAAGCATCGCCCTGCCATATTCATGGCGCATGGTTTGCGCGTTTTGCAATATCCGTTTGCGAGTTTTACTTACGTGAGATTTTCCCCGCAGGGAAACGCACAGTTTGCGTCCGTGGAACAATTTGCGTGACCGGCGCCGCCAGGGGTCCCTCTCAGCGAAGTGGACGAAGCAACCAGGCCGCGCCGGTCGCTTGGCACGGTACCGCGAGATTCGGCTATTGCGTTGCGCCTACATACAAGAATTGCCTACGATTCTGCGGTGGAAGTCGATTCGAGCCACCCTGCAGAATACTTACCGGCGGACCCCACACCCGAGGAACGGCTGCTTGTTCCGCATTGTGACCAGCATTCCGTACCCAAGGTAGCGATGCGCGCTCACCGAGTCGCCGAGTGGGCCGGCAACATGGACGGCATGTTCAAGCGCGCGCGACGTCACGTGATCGCTGGCGTGATCATCGCCGGAACGAACCTTGCCGCGGTCGGCGCCTACTGGCTGCATGCGCACGATGCACAGCTCTCTGCTGCGATCGCCGCGGAAGAACAGGCGCGGTCGTTCCACGAATATAAGAGCGCGCGGACGCTCGAGCTCGACGACCTGCGCCACCAGATCGCCGAGCTGCGCGCGGTGCTACTGCGCCTCGGCGTATCGGTCCCGGCGACGGGCGGGGAGACCGACGTCCCGAGCGATGCGGATCGCGTGTCGGTGCGGCGGTAGCTATCGCGCCGCGGCGCGCAGGACGGCGCCGCACTCGCCGAGGTCGCACCACACCGGCCGGGGCTCGATGTTCGGCGCGCAAGCCTGCTGGCACGCCTTGAGCTCGGGCCGGACCCCCGAGCAGGTGCCGAACGAACAGAACGGACACCGCTGCAGGATCCCGAAGGAGCATTCCGTGTTGGAGCTGCAGATGTTGAAGCACGCCAAGGGGCCGGGGCGAGGCGGTGGCACGGCGGCGGCCGGCGGCGAAGAAGATCCGCAGGCGACAAGGACAAGGAACAGGACGCAGAAGGCCAGCCTCATGCAGTGGTTGTACCGCATCTGCACCTCGTGTAGGGTGGTGCCATGCCCTTCGCGAACACCGCGATCCTGGATCTGCTCAAGCTCCTGCTCAACAACACGACGTGGGCCGGTGTCGGAGACGCCACCGGGATCGTCGGCTCGGGCGCGGCCGGCTCGTGGTTCCTGAGTCTCCACACGGCCACACCCGGCGCCGGCGGCGATCAGACCACGAACGAGATCTCATACACCGGGTACGCGCGCGTGGCGGTTGCCCGAACCTCGGGCGGATGGACCGTCTCGGGCAACCCAGCCACGCTGGCGACCACGGTGAGCTGGCCGATCAGCAGCGGTGGCACCGGCGGCACCGCGACGTTCGTGGGGCTGGGCAAGTCGTCCAGCGGCGCCGGCGAGCTGGCGCTGTTCGGGGCGATCTCGCCGACGATCACGGTCAACAACGGCGTCACGCCGCAGCTCACCTCGGCCACCACCGTCACGCTGACCTGAGGGGCGCCGCGGCGCATCCCCGATGGCCTTCGCGTTCGTCCAGCAGAACTCGGCCGACAACGCGGCGAGCGCGGCGACGATCACCGTCACGCTCACGCCGACCGCGGGGAACCTGCTCGTGTTCGCGGCCACGGGCGATTCGGCCGACACCGCGAGCATCGCGTTCTCCGACAACCTGGGGACGCACAACACGTTCACCCAGATCGGCACGGACCTGGTCACCGGCAACGCCCAGCGCTGCGCCTGGTACTTCGCGGCGAACTGCAAGGGCGGCGCGACCACGTTCACCGTGACGTTCTCGACCGGCACGCGCTTTCGCGCGGTCTACGTCGCCGAGTACTCCGGCATCACGACGGCCAGCCCGTTCCTCAACGGGGCGCGCGCCGAGAACGATGCACCGGGAACCACGGCCGATGCAGTGAGCTCGGGCAACGCCAACGCGACCAGCCAGCCGGCGCTCGTTTGGGGCATGTGCATCGACACCTCGGGGACCACGACCCCGAGCGCCGGCACGGGGTTCACGGCACGCACGAACGTGTGGAGCACGAACACCTGCCTCGGGAAGCCCGAGGACAAGCGGGTCACGGCGACGGGCAACGTGGCGGCCACGTTCACCGCGACCACGGGCGGCGACACGCATGCGACCGGCATTGGCGTCTTCGCCGAGACCGTGACCGCGGTGTCCGACGCGCCGTCCAACCCGCGCACGCCGAACTATCTGCATTCACTCTAGGGAGATAAACCATGCGCTGCTACACCGTGAACCTGACCCCGACGGCGATCGCTGTGGCGACCACCGATCTGATCGCGTTGCTCGCCGCCACCGATTTCCCGATCAAGGTCCGCGCGATCCGCATCTGGCAGACCTCGGACTTCGGCGACGCGCAGGACGAGGTGGTGACGATCAACCTGGTGCGCGGCAACACGACCGTGGGATCGGGCGGGCCAGGGGCATTCACGCCGATCCGCAAGGTCCGCACCGACGCCGCGGCATCGTTCACCGCGCGGACCGCGGACACCACGGCGGCGAGCGCGGGCACGGCCGAGACCCCGTACTCGACGGGGTGGAACGTTCGCAACCCACTGGAGGTCATCTTCCCCGACGAGATGATGGTCGGGACGCACGGCAACCAGTTCCTCGTGCTGCGGTTCGGCGCCGCGCCGGTCGACTCGCTCACGATCGGCTGTTCGATCGACGTGTGGGAGATGAACTGAGCGCACCGTGTCGCTCTTTCGTCCCCCACCGCTACCGCAGCAGCGGCGACCTGGCTCGCTCAGCGGGGTCCCGGCCGCTGCGGGCGACGGCGCGTTCACCGGCTCTGGCGACATAGCTGGCGCCGGGGTCGGCGGGGTCGCGGGCGCCGGAACGTTCGCAGGATCTGTAGCGTTCGCCGCCACGAGCGCCGGGCAGGGCGTCGGCGTCCTCACCGGCTCCGGCGCACTCGCCGGCGGTGGCGCATCGCTGGCGGGCGGCGCGGGCGCGCTCGTTGGCGTCGGTGCGCTCGCTGGGGTCTCGAACAACTCCTTCCCGGTCAGCATCTCGGCGAACGGGCGCTACCTGGTGCACCCCGATGGCACGCCATTCCTGCTCTGCGCCGACACCACGTGGTCGCTGTTCGAGGACATCCCGCTTGCCAGCCTGAACACGTATTTCTCCACGCTTATCTCGCAGGGCTTCAACGCGGTCTCCAGCAACGCGATGGAGCACCACTACACCCTGGTCAAGCCGCCCAAGGAGCGCGGCGGGCTGCTGCCGTTCACGCAGAAGATGGACGGGACCACGTTCACCGGCTCGCCGAATGGCACGACAGGGGCGGCCGGCACGCAGGGCCAGTTTGCGAGCGACAATTACTCGAACATCAACAATCAGGCGCCGGACTGCACGTTCATCAATAACAGCTACTGGACCACGGTCGAAACGATCCTGAACGCGGCGCTGGCCAGCGGTCTGATCGTGCTGATCTGGCCCGGCTACCTCGGGTTCCACCGGAACGACGAGGGCTGGCTCAACGAGATGGTCGTGTGGGACGCGGTGACCGGCGCTGGCGGGTTCACCGGGCAGTCGTTCGCGAATCCCGCCAAGTCGAAGATGTGGAACTACGGCGCATGGATGGCGGCGAGGTGGAAGAACTACCCGAACCTCATCTGGGTCATGGGCGGCGACTACGGCTCGAACACGCAGACGCTCAGCACCGCCGAATCGGCGGCCGTGAGCAACTTGATGGCCGGCCTCAAGTCGGTGGCCGGTCAGGCGTCGCTGCTGTTCACCGCGCACTGGGATCGCCCGGCGCTGTCGACGGATACGGTGCTCGCCGCTGGGTCGTTCGACCTGAACGGGTGCTACGCCGACGAGTCGGTGGCCGAGCTGGCGCGCCGCGGGTTCGCGGCCTCTCCGACGAAGCCCGTGATCGGCCTGGAATACTTCTATGAGCTCGACCTGTTCGGCGGCTCGGCACCGTTCCGCAAGTATCCCTACTGGCAGTTCCTCGGCGGCGTCGCGGGCGGGTTCTACGGCCACGAGCAGCTCTGGAGATTTGACACGGGATCGCCAGGGACGGACTGGACGACGCTGCTTGCGACGCAGGGCCGGCTCGATGCGGCCCGGCAGTTCGCGCTGTGGAAGACGCTGCCGTGGCACCGGCTGAAGCCCTCGGGACTCGGCGGCATGATCTCGCTGATCACAGCCGGCGGGGGCACCGCGAGTCCGCAGAGCACGACGTACGTCGCGGCGGCGGCGACCTCCGAGGGCGACCTCCTACTCGCGTACATCCCGCCGGACCACACGGGGACGATCACCGTGGCCATGACCGCGATGGCGGCCTCGGCGCGCGCGCGGTGGTTCGACCCGACGAATAGCTCCTTCACGGCGATCGGCGTGATCGCCAACACGGGCACGCACGTGTTCACAACGCCGGCCACGAACAACGCCGGGGACACGGACTTCCTGCTCGTGCTGGACACGCCGGCCGGCGCCTTCACGGGGTCCGGGGACATGTCGGGGCACGGTGCCGCGCTCGGCTCGGGGTCCAGCGGTCTCACGGGGGCCGGCGCGATCGCCGGCGGCGGCGCCGCGCTGATCGCGGCTGCTGGCGCGGCGACTGGATCGGGGACGCTCGCCGGCGTGGGTGCTGCTGCGGTGCAGGGCGCCGGCGCGCTCTCCGGGTCAGGGGCCATAGCCGGCACCGGCGCAGAGCTCGCAACCGGGATCGGCGCGCTCGCCGGGACCGGCGCGCTCGCTGCGGTCAGCACCTCAAGCGCGGCTGGCGCGGCATCCCTTGCGGGCACCGGCACGCTGGCCGCGGTCGGTAGCGGCTCGGCGGCCGGATCGGGGACGCTCTCGGCCAGCGGCACCATCGCGGCGACCGGCGCCTCCCCGGCGCCGACCGTGGGTGCGTTCACCGGATCGGGCGCGATCGCCGCGGCCGGCAGTGCCGGATCTGCGGGCACGGGCACCGGAAGCCTGGCCGGATCGGGCGCGATCGCCGGCGCTGGCGCGCAGCTCACCGCGGGTGCGGGCGCGGCGGCAGGCGCGGGCAGTCTCGCCGGTGCCGGCGCTCAGATCGTCGCTACGGTCGGCGCCATGACCGGCTCCGGCGCGTTCTCGGGCGCGAGCGCAGCGCTCAACTCGGGGGCCGGCGTGGGCGCGCTCAGCGGTGGCGGAGCGATCGCCGGCGCAGGCACGGCGCGGGCGGCCGGAGCATCAGCGATCGCGGCGACGGGCACGATCTCCGGGCATGCCGTAGGCATCACGATCGGCCCGGTGTCCGGCTCGCTTACCTGGAGCCCGCTCTTTGGTCGACTGCAGGACGGAGGCCCGAACATGATCGAGCTCTCAGGACCGCTCACCGTGTACCGCGGCGACGATGTGGACTATGTGCTCGTCGTCACCGACGACACTGATACCCCGATCGACCTGACCTCGGTTGCCGCGCTCGAGGTCCAGGTGAAGACCGCGATCGGCGCCGCCGACCCGCCGACGCTCTCCAAGTCCATCGCAGCCGGAACCGTTGTGCTGCTCGACCAGACCGCGCCGGCCACCAAGGGCCGCGCGTCGTTCGGGTTCACGTCGGCCGAGACGAACATCACCCCCGGGCTCTACTGGCTCGACATCGTGCTCGTGCTCGCCGGCAAGCGGACCCACGTGATCACCCCGCGCGCGTTCACGATCACCGACGTGGTGAACCCGCCATGATATGGTCGTCGCGATGAAGCCAACCATCGGACGAATCGTCATCTACACCCTCCCTGTGCCTCACGATCTGCGCAACAACGGAGCCGTCGAAGCTCCCGCTGTCGTTGTGCGCGTCTTCGATGACGGCAAGATCAACATCAAGGTGCTGCTTGACGGCAACGACACCACATGGGCGACCTCGGTGCTCGAAGGCACGGCGCCGGGCACCTGGCACTGGCCAGCGCGCGTCTGACGTGACTCTCGCGCGGTAAACTGGTACCGTGGTCCGAAGGAGACCACATGGCAGACATCAGCGTACCTGTACAGGTTCAAGTAGCACCTCCACCGACCACCCCCAAGCCCGGGTACAAGACGACCGAGTGGTGGGGGCATCTCGCCGCAATGGCGCTCACGCTCATCTTCGCGAGCGGCATCCTGACGAACGCCACGGAGATCCAGATCGCCGGCATCGCGGCGGCATGGCTCGGCTCGTTCGGCTACCAGGTCACCCGGAGCTGGGTGAAGACCTCCGCCGTGCTGCTGCTCGTGGGCGCGCTCGGGACCGCGCAGACCGCCTGCACGAGCGCCGAGCGCAGCGCCGTCGCGACCAGCGCGGGCCACGCGGCGATCAACTGCACCGCCACGGCGATCGGGACCACGCCAGGGCTCGACCTCGCAACCCTCGCCGCGGTCGTCAACCTGACCGCCGCGGAGCGGTCGAAGTGCATGACGGCGGCCGGGCTCGACTGGAAGTGCGTCGAGGCCGACGCGATCGGCCAGGGCGTGACTCTCGGCGGGTGCGCGCTGGTCCAGCTGGTTGCCGCTGCGGCCAAGGCGATCCAGCCCTCGACGTCCGGCCTGGCCGCCAACCCAGCGCCGCCACCGGGCCGGGTCGAGCTCGAGGACTTCCGCGCCAAGATGGGCGGCGCGAGCTGGCACACGGCGGCGGGTGACCAGTGAAGCGCAAGACCGGCAAGCTCCCGCTCCGACGCGAGGAGCTCCGCCGCGTCGAGCCGGCCCAGGTCAACGGCGGCATCACGACGTACACCACGACGGCCGATGAGGCATGCTCGGGGCCGTGCTGCGGCAAGGTGACCGTGAGCTACTGCGCGGGCAAGAACGGCGCGTAGCTCAGTCCTTGAACGAGTCGCGCATCGGCATGATCACGTAGCGCGTGCCGCCATAGCCCTCGAACAGCATCGGCTCGTGCACGTTGCCGTTCTTGTCCGGAGCGCCCCACATCGTGAGCCGGATGCCGTGCTGCTCGCCGTCGTTGACCACGTCTTGGATGTCGGCGATCGACGCGAGGTAGCGCGGGTTGACGACGTACCCCGTGGGCGGCGACTTCCCCGGTCCCTTCGGCATGGCCCTGTCGAAGGGCGGGTAGTCCTCGATGCGGCCCGCCGGCACGACCATCCCGAACGGACCGAGGTCGAGCATGATCGTTTTGCCGTCGGGGCGGATCTCGATGACGCGCTTCCCGTCCTCGTTGGTCAGGACGCCATCGCGGAGCTCATGCTGCGCCGCGGCGGCGGCGAAGATGTGTTCGCTCTCGATCGAGAACTTGGCGAGCTTGTGGGCGCCGACCGGGATGCGCGCGAGGCGGTGACCATCGGTCGCCACCAGTTCGCCATCGAGCACGGCGACGACCGCTAGATGCGGCCGATCCTCGGGTGACGAGCTCTTGTAGCTCCATTGCGCGACGGCGCGGAGCAAGTCGGTTCGGATGCGGAGTGGATCAGACATCCGATGTTTATAGCGCAACGGTGGAGCAAGCGCAAGCGCTACGCGCGCCGGGCGAGGATCTCGGCGACATCCACGATCGCGGCCAGCTCGGCGTTGCCCCGCTTCTGACCGCCGTCGTACTCGCGGATCGCCGCGCGCTCCTCGACGAGCTCCGCGACCTCGGCGGCGTCGGCGCGGAAGGTCTTCGCGAGCGCGGTCACCTTCTGGCGGAGGATCTCGGGCTTCACTTTGGCGCTCCGTGTCCTCGGCACAGCAGAATTGGCGCCTCGCAAATCCCGCATCGTGTCTCGACCCCAGCGGCAATGCCTGCGAGGATGGTCTCGTCAGTTGCGTGGACCTCCAGCAAGACGCCGCTGGGAGCGCGAAACAACACCAACCGAACCTTCGGCATTCCCGGGACGGTCATTTCTCCTCCTGGTGCTCCGGGATCTTGAACCCGATGTCATTCTGGTGCCACGACGCCATGCAGCGCTGGCATCCGATGCGCTCGTCGACCGGCTCAGTGATGCCGGCCCCGGAGCCGCCGCATCGCCCATCGGCAGGGAGCCCCGTCTCGGCATCGGTGATCGAGATCTCCAGGTCCGCGAGCGATGGCCGTTCCCCGGTCTCCGCGCAGCGCCTGAGCACCGCGCGGACCCCGTCGATCTGCATCCTCAGCTGGCGCCGGAACCCCTCCTTGGCGCGCGGGCTCAGCCGCTCGAAGAACGCCCGCAGGTCACGGTAGCCCTTGGTCTGGGTCAGCCGGACGCGCGGGGAGCCGGCGAGCGCCACGGGGTCGATCGAGAGCGCGCCGTGGTCCTCGGTGATCCGCGCCTGCAGCGTGGCGAACTCGAGCAGAAGCTTGGCATCGGCGAAGTTCATGACATCGCCCACGCCATGGCGCCCTCGCCGCGCAGGAACTCCGCGAGGTCGTCCATGTACTGCGCGAACACCGAGCGCGCCACGCCGATGTGCGTGTCGCTGGCCCAGCGCCGGCGCATGGCGCAACGACGCTGACCGGGCATGGTCCAGCAGAGCGCGCGCGACCAGCCCGGATCGGCTTGCTCGGTCCACTCTGCCCCGCCATGCTGGTCGTGCGCCCTGGCTATGGTGCTCGGCGAATCCCGTACCAATGGCGGGACCTCGGCGCGCCACCGCTCCAAGTCCGCGTCCGTAGCCCGCGGTCGGCCGCACGTGCACTCGTCGCTCACGTTGCCCCGGTCAGCGCGGCGACCTCCGCGTCCGTCATCTTCACCCCGTCGAGCTCTACTAGGCGCTTGACCTCGGCGCGCAGCGCCGTGATCTGCGCGGCCTGGTCCACGACGGTGGTGATCCCGCGCGCGTTGATGACCTGCAGTTCATGGATGGTCTTTGCCTGCGTCCCGTTGCGCTCCTCGAGAATGTCGATGCGCCGTCGCAGCGAGCCGAGCGCGGTCACGGCTTCGACGGCCTGGCGCACGAGCTCGAGAGCGCGAGGCCAGGAGATCGACTCCGGGGCCAGGCTCAGCGCCATCGTGAGCGAGCGCTCCATCGCGACGGCCAGATCGTTCTCCCGATCGATCGGGCGACCGTCCGGGTGCGCGCCGGCCGCGGCCATCACGGCGTCGATCACCCAGTCGACGGCGTGCCATCCCGATCCAGTTCCCCAATCCGCCCCCTTGCCCTCTCGAGCACGTTTCGCCTCCCTGGTGAGCGTGTCGGCCAGTTCGCGCGTGATCGTCTGCCCGAACAGCGCGGCGGCGCAGCGGACCCGGAGCGCGTCATCGGTCTCATCGATTTGGTACGGCCAGCCCTTGCGCGAAAGGCCAAGCGCATCGGCTACCTCGTCGAGGTCTTCGCCGGTCGACGTGGCGATTCGGTCCGCGGTCACCGGGACGTCGCGCATCGCGGACAGCTTGCGCATGTCGTCGGCCATGCCATTCACGACGTCGCCCATGGACGGGGACTCGAGCTTCTTGACGCGGTCGCTCAAGTCCGCGACCGCCCCGAGGATGGCGCGGTAGTCGGTCTTGCTGGTGGCGCTCGCCCTTCGCGTGTCCTCCAGCGCGACCGCGACCTGATGCAGGTCAGCGACGGTCGGCGCGCAATCCTGGAAGCGCGCGGCGTGGAGTTTCTCGATGAGGTTCTGCAGCATGTCGTCGATCGGTGTCGTCATGGGATGTTTATAGCTCATCTACGCCACAAATACAAACGCCCCGGTGGGGTTCCGGGGCGTGAGGCGTCAGGGCGAGATCCTCAGCTGACGGGCGGGGGCGTCGGCACCGGGTTGCGCGGGTCGTTGCCCAGCACGTCGAGCCGGCTCGCCTGCGCGGTCGTGGTCGTCACGACGTCGGCGATCGCCGCCTGAATCGCGGCGGCCTGGTCCAGCAGCGACTGTGGCACGCCGGCGGTGTTGACGAGGTCGGTGATCAGCGCCTGGATCTTGTCCAGCTTCGGCAGGTTCGCGGTGAGGAGTGCGGCCTCCTGCGAGGTCGCGACGGCGACCGCATCGAGCGCGGCCTTCATGGTGTCCTGATTGCTCATGATCTGAATCTCCCTGGTGATGACGTTAAGCAGCAGCGACCGCAGCGCCGCCACGTCCGCCGCCAGGCTTGCCTGCGCTGCTTCAATGCGGTCCAGTTGAGTCGGTGCGGCCATGCGCCACCCTGCCATAGTCCGCAGGCAAACGCTACAGGGCGCTCACGGTGATCTGCACGCCAACGGGACTGCCACAGGTGATCATCTTGGTGACTCGCAGATCGTCCACCTGCTCGTCGTCGATCCATACGATTCCCGTGAGCGCGTCGAGACACGAGCGTGCCAACTTGTCCGCGTCGCGGCGATTCTTGCGCGTGCGGTCGGGCGGCGCCGCGAGCGTGAACGCCAGGACCACCGCATACCGGCGCGAGTCCGGCTGCGGGTGGCGCGCGGTCAGCATGGCGGCCTTCGCGGCCCAGCCCACGGCCTCCGCCCATGCGTGCTCGCGCGGGTTGTCGGCGCGGACGCGCCCGCCGCCGATGCGGACGCGCCCGCCGCCGATTGGGACCCACGAGCCCTTGGTCTCGGGCATGCCGGACACCCAGAAGGTGGCTGTGCGGAACGGGGCGAGGGCGCCGCGAATCATCGGCGGACCTTGGCGAGCGCGTCGATGAGGCGGGCGATATGCCGGGCAACCGCGCACGATTCGTGATGCGTGTCTCCGGCGCATTCACCCTGCATCACAGCGACCGTATAGTCGTCGGTGTCACAGGATTGCAGATCGCACGTCGTGGCCTGCCACGCCAACGCCGCGGCGACAATCTCCAGCAGGATTGGCGTGGCCGGCGCCAGCTTCGCCAGAATTTCCGACATCGCCTGCAGCTCCGATATGCTCGGCATGTCGTCGCTCATGGAACGCACCTCCATCCGTACTTCAAGCCCTGTTCGACGCGCCCGCCGGACTCGCGGCAGACGTCGCGCTCTCGGCACTGCTGTACCGCGCACACGATGACGATCGTCGCCACGAATGCGACACCGATCGCGACCATGCCCGGGATGATGTCCGGCCGGCGCTTCATTTGTCGTCCTCGCACCACGGATCGCCGTGGCACTCGCATGGCTCCGGGTCGGGCACCTTGGCCTTGCGCTGGTTGTCGCAGACGCGTTGCACCAGCAGCGCCTCCAGTTGTTTCTCCTCGTCGCTTCCCTTGCGCGCACAGCCGTACGCCCACGCCAAGCGCTTCAGGCTCGCATCGGCCGCGTTTGCGATCGTCGAAGTGATGCCGGGCGCGGTCATGACAGGCATCCCGCTGCCTTGGTCATCCACCACAGGGCGAGCGCGCCCATCGCGAGGTAGAGCGCCCACCAGAGCGTCTGGGTCTTTCGAGTCACCATTCCAAGTTTATCGCACGGCTACGAGTCGACGTCAAGCCTTGCAGAGCGCGTGCAGCGCGGCAATCCCGCCCGGCAGCGTGACCGCCGAGATGTCGACGTTCCCCGCGCCCGGCGCAGAGGTCGGGTAGCCATCCGGTACCGCGGACTTCCCACCCGCCTCACGGTACTGCCAAAGCAGCAGATGCTCGAGGTCGGTCCCGGTCCGCGCCAGGAATGCCGTCGTCGTGGGTACGCCCAGTGCCGCAAGGCGCGCCCCGTACAGCGCGACCGCGGAGAGCGCGCAACCGAGCCGGTCGGCGATCCCCAGGCTCCGCAGCAGCTCGCCGCCGTACAGCGTCGGGCGTCGGCCGGTGAGCACGTAGTAGCGATCCGCGAACGTGCGTACGCGCTCCTCCACCAGCGCGCGGCTCGGATCCTGGATCCGCTGGCCGCCGCGCTCGACGTCCACCATCATCGGCAGCGTGTTGTCCCGCCGGCCGCCCGCGCTGGTCACCGCATAGTCCGCCTGGGCCGCCCCGTCGATCCCGAAGTCGAGATAGTGGTATGCGCCCTCGAAGTGGTCCGGGCCGGCCGACCGCAGGAACTTGGCGCGCTCGCTCACGTAGGCCCCCGGGCGGTAGTACGTCCCCTGCGAGCACTTGAAGATGGCCACGTGCCACGGCGGACCGGCGGCGCAGAACGAAGCCCAGTTCTTCGGGCCATCGCCGGCGTACACGTCCACCGCGAGAGGTTGGAGTTTTGTCATGCCGGCATGATAGCATTCCGGCCAGTTTACCGCTATGGTATGCAGCCAAGAGGTGACACATGGCAAAGCCGGATGACGAAGACTTCGATTTCAGCAAGTTCCTGGAGGAGTTCGGGCACGGTGCCACGAACAAGCAGGCGTCCGACCAGCTGCGCAAACTGGTCAAGGCGTGCCAGGAAACCGGCAGGAAGGGCAACATGGTGTTGCGCTTCGAGGTCGCCGCCGGGGCGGGGCCGGGTGCGCTCGCCGAGTTCCGCGCCAGCATCAAGACGACCGCGCCCCAGCCGAACCTCCCCGGTGACACCTACTACGTGGGCGAGGACGGTACGCCGGTCAGCAACGACCCGCGCCAGCAGACCCTGCCGCTCAAGGCGATCCCGATCAACCCCCTCACCAGCATCAAGCCCAAGGAGCCCTCGTGAACGATCAGAACCTCACCGACACCGCCGCCGCCATCGAGGCCGGCATCGCATGCACCGTCGCCAACAACCGATGGACGCTGGTGGAGCATCCCGAGGATAGCAGCATCGCGATCCCGATCTGTGTCAACGACGGCATGGTGTCCATGATGGACGGCGTGCTCGCCGAGATCGACAAGCGCTGGCGCGACCGGCCGCGCGCCGGCGCGACCACGCTGACCGAGGTCGACAGCTTCATCGCCCACCTGGTGCGCTGGGGCAGCGAGAGCACCGTGGTCTACGCCAACACCGCCGCGATGTCGTTCGAGGCCGTGCTCGACGATCACCCGCCGGACGAACACACCACCGCCGCTCGCCAGCACCGCGCGAGCTACACGTGCCCGCGGTCGGCCGAGTGGCTGGCGTGGACCCAGCTCGATGGCAAGCCGATGGGCCAGGTCGCATTCGCCGACCTCATCGAGAGCCGGCTCGAGGACATGGTCGACGGCTCCAAGGTGACGCCGCCGGTGGAAGGCTTCCCGCGGCCGCTCGACGTCCTGCAGGTCGCCCGGTCGCTGAACATCCTCACCAAGGGGACGTTCCAGCGCGAGGTCAACCCCACCAACGGAGATTCGATCTTCGTCTGCAAGACGGAGACGGACGCCAAGTCGACGCAGATCCCGCGCGCGTTCATGCTCGGAATTCCTGTGTTCGATGGTGGCAAGAGGTATCCGATCGAGTCGCGCGTTCGGTTCGCGCTCATCGAGGGACGGCCGTCGTTCTCGTTCACGCTGCACCGGCGCGCCGAAGTCGAGCGCGACGCGTTCGGCGAGGTCCGCGCGAAGGTCGCGAAGGACACCGGCCGGCTCGTGCTCGCAGGCACCCCGTGAAGACCGCGTCTCCGGTGCTCGTCGGCTGTGCCGAGATCGTCATCGCCAAGGACCAGCCGCCCTACACCCCGATCAGCGCCGTCGTCGTCGACTCGGCCACTATCCTGACCCGCTGGAGGTTGTCCTGGTGGGAGCGGTTGATCGTGCTGTTCCGCGGTGACGTCTACCTCTACGTGATGACCTTCGGCAAACCACTTCAGCCGCTCGCGATGCAGGCCGCCAAGCCGCAGATCGAGCGCACCCCGTGAACAGCCACGAGCGTGCAGCCCTGGCGCGCGGTGCGGTCGCGGTGATGCTCGGGCTCGTCCCGTTCGCCGCGCTCGGGTACTGGGTCAGCTGGTGGCTCGCCGGTGGCCTGTTCGCAGCCGGCGTGGTCGGCGCGGGCTGGTGGCTCATCCGCTCGACGCCGGCGCAGCTGAGGCCGTGGTGAAGCTCCGGTCCATCATCTCCGGCGGCCAGACCGGGGCCGACCGCGGCGCGCTCGACGCCGCGAGAGATCTCGGGCTCCATCGCGGCGGGTGGGCTCCGCTGGGCTGGCGTGCCGAGGACGGCACGATTCCGATCGAGTACCGCGATTGCATGCAGGAGAGCGCCTCGGCGGCATACCCCGTGCGCACCCGGCAGAACATCGAGGCGAGCGACGGCACGCTGGTCGTCTCCCTCGGTGAGCTGATGGCCGACAGCGGCAGCATGCTCACCACCAAGATCGCACGCAAGCTCGGGAAGCCCTGCCTCGCACTGACGGTCGACCGCCTCGAACTATCGGTTGGTCGCGCGATCGTGCGTGGCTGGCTCGATGGCGCCAGCATCGTGACGCTCAACGTGGCCGGACCCCGAGAGAGCCGAGAGCCCGGGATCCATGCCGCGACGCGCGCGGTGCTCGCCAAGATGATCGCCGAGTGGTGGGCGGCGGACGTTCGGCTCAAGGCGCTGAATGCCCTGGCTGACCGTCGGTAGCACTTGACTTCGCGTAGAAGTGCGGTAAACTGTACGGAATGAACGGAAACGACATCAGGGTTGGGTTCACGCAACGGAGGATCGGCTCCGCCATCGCCGAAGAGATCGACGCTCTCGACGCGTGGCGCGACGCGAAGTGCGCCGCGATCCGTATCAAGGAGCCGACCTCCGACGCGGGCGAGTACGGCTGCGACGTCGGGTACGACGGCGAGGGAGAGCACGATGGCGGGCATCACGAGGCGTGCCCGGTCGCCATCGCGCGCGCCGCGTTCTTCGCGGCGACCGACCGGAGGCGGGCGCTGTGACCCCGGAACAGAAAGTCGCCGCGATCGTCGCCATCCTGGAGCCGATCATCGACCCGGTGACGCCGGAGGCGACGGACGATGAGCTTGCGGATGCGATTCGCGACATCATCAACGTTGTTCATCCAGGCAAGGCGATTTATGCGCCGAGTCATCGACGGAGCCAACGATGACGCTCACGCCCGACCAGCTGGCCCTGCGCCTGCGCGGGATCACCGCCACCGACTGCGCGGCCATCGCCGGCGTCCACCCCGAGCGCTCGCCGATAGACGTCTGGCGCGAGAAGCGCGGCGAGGCGCCCCCATTCGACGGCAACAAGCGCACGAAGTGGGGCAACCTGCTGGAGCCCGTCGTCCGCACCGACTACGAGGAGCGCACCGGCCTTCGCATCGAGGTCCCTGGCACGCTCGAGCACCCCGACTCGCCGTGGATGCTCGCCACCCCGGACGGTGTCGGATATCTGGACGCCGAGCCCGTGCGCGGCCTGGAGATCAAGTGCCACACCGTGCGGCTCGCCCACCTCTACGGGGCGCCCGGGTCCGACGAGGTCCCGGCGTACGTCCTCGTGCAGTGCGTCTGGTGCATGGCGGTCACCGGGCTGGTGCGGTGGGACGTGGTCGCCTTCATCGACGGCCAGCCGAACGACTACATCATCGATCGCGACGACGAGCTGATCGGCATCCTGCGTGACCGCTCGGAGCGGTTCCTGATCGACAACGTGCGCGGCGGCGCCGTGCCCGATCCCGACGGATCGGAGAGCTTCGATGCGTGGCTCAAGGCGAGGCACGAGAAGAACACGGACGCGCTCATCGAGCTCCAGGCCGATGCGGACCGTGAGCTGCTGGTGCTGATCGACCGCGCCAAGGAACTGCGCGAGCAGGGCGCCGACGTGGAGCGCGAGCTGGTGCAAATCGGTCAGCGGTTCAAGCTGCGGATCGCCGGAGATGCCGGGTTGACCTGGAACAACGCCAAGGGGAAGCCCGAGAAACTGACGTGGAAGCGCAACAAGGCGTCGCGCAAGATCGACTACACCGGCATCGCGAACGACGCGCGGACCGATGCGCGGATGGCGCTCTCCGCCAAGCGCGCCGACATCGAGCGGGCCAAGATCTGCCTGCAGGTCATGGGCGAGCGCACGCCGGTCGGTCCGAACTCGCGCGCGGCGATGACTGCCGGCGAGATCCGTGAGCTCGTTTCTGTGCTACAAACGTCGCTCGAAGAGGTCGCGTCGCGGACGGACGCGGCGTACACCCACGAAATTCCCGGCAAGCGTCCGCTTTGTTACCCACGAACATGGAAAGCCCCGAAGGGCGAGGAGCAGGAATGACCGACGAGGAACAGGACTATACCGACGAGCCGGCCGGCGCGCTCACCACGCAGCGCGGCAACAACCAGATCGCCCGCCAGGACTTCCAGGGCGGCAGCCTCGCCACGCAGAACGGGGCGATCGAGGCGATGGTCGCCAAGTCCCGCGCCGAGGTCGAGGCGGCGTGCATCATGGCGAAGAGATGGCCGCGCAACCCGGACCAGGTCCGCCAGGATCTGATCGCCGAGTGCAAGCGGCCCGGGTTCGCCGCGGTGGCGATCTACAGCCTGCCGCGCGGCGACAAGAAGATCGAGGGCCTCTCGATCCGGTTCGCCGAGGTCGCCATGCGGTGCTCAGGCAACATGTCCGCGTCCAGCGAGACCATCTACGACGACCCGGCCGTGCGCTGCATCCGCGTCAAGGTGGTGGACTACGAGCGGAACAGCATGTGGCAGACCGACATCACCATCAACAAGACCGTCGAGCGCCGGCAGCTCAAGCGCGGGCAGAAGCCGCTCGGCGAGCGCATCAACTCGTACGGTGACCGCGTGTTCATCGTCGAGGCCACCGACGACGACGTGCGCACCAAGCAGAACGCCGAGATCAGCAAGGCGAGCCGCACCGGAATCCTGCGGATCATCCCCGGCCACCTGCAGGACGAAGCCCGGCGGCTGTGCAAGGACGTGGCGAGCAAGGCGGACGCGGCGGACCCGGCGGCGGCGCGCAACAAGCTGTTCGACGCGTTCGGCTCGATCGGCGTGAAACCGGCGGCGCTGGAGCAGTGGCTCGGGCACAGCACCGACACGATCAGCCCGGCCGAGCTCGACGACCTGCGCGGGCTGTTCGCGGCGATCCGCGACGGCGAGACCACGTGGGCCGACGCGCTCAAGGAGGTTGCGGCGGAAGGCGAGGTCAAGCCCGCCGCGAAGCCCGCGACCAACGGGGGTGCTCCGCCGGCGCCCGTAGCAACCCCGCAGGGGCCGCCGCCTGGCGTCCCGCAGACGCATGCCGAGGCGATCGCGCGCAAGATCGAGCTGGATGCGCAGACCCCCGGCAGGCCGCCCACCCCGCCAGCGGACCTGACGCGAACCGGGCCGCGCACCAGTTCGGGCAAGGGCACCGCCGCGCTCAAGGGCGCCCTCACCAGCAAGTCGGCGCCCGCCGCCCCGCCGCCCGTGCAGCAGGCCATGCCGATGGCGGACCTGCCGCCCGGCACCCCGCCGCCGTCGGAGGGCAACGAGTACCGCACCTGCGCGGGCTGCAGCGACACGATCGAGGTCCCGAAGTCGGACATGGCTGGCGCGCTTTGCGATTCCTGCTCGTCCGCCGGCCGCGGCGAGTAGCGTCGTTTTGCTCTTGCATCGCTGAGTAGCGGTGCTATAAACAGAGCATGACGAACTCGAAACTTCCCGAGACCCGCTACGAGCGGATCGCGTTGGCCCGCGCCACGATCGTGCAGACGATCTACTACGAGGACGCCACGGTCACCGGGGACCACGCGTCGGACGCCGGTGCCTATCCTGGTGCCTATCCTGGATGCTGGTGCTTCACCCTGCAGGCCGGCTCGTTCGACCTCGGAGTGCAGGTCAGCAAGGCCATCGCTGTCGCGCTCGTCGCGGCTGGGTTCGGCTCGAAGACCACGCCGGCGGTGACCTACGGATTCCCCGTGGGTGCGCCCGACCAAGCGCACGTTGCGCTGTACTTTCACGTTCCGGTCGGTGCATCGTGACCGCGCCGCGCTGGATCTCGGAGGCGCTCGCTGCGTCGTGGGATGGGCTCTCGATGGGCGACGTCCCGGGATTCGACGATATCGCCAGGGAGCTGCTCGAGCGCCTGCCGATCGACGCGATGCGCGCGGCTGCGCTCACCTCTCTCGATGATGTCGCCGCCAACCGGCCGGCGGAGCAGCACTCCGCGATCGCCACAACCGCGATCGTCCGCGTGCTCTCGGACGGCGATCCCGAGGTCGTCGAGCTCACCGAGATCTACCAGGGTGCCAGCAAGGCGCTGGACGCCGCGGGCGTGCCGTACGCGGTGGCAACGAGCGACAGCGAGGGGAACGACTGCAACAGGGAACTCGATCTGGCCAGCCGCATCCGGTGGCTCGCGCAGCAACGTCCGAACCGGCTCGATCTGCAGCGCGTCGAGGCCGAGCGGGACGCCTGGCACCGTCGCAACGACGAATGCATCGTGACGATCACGGCGAATCAGCGGAGCATCGCTACGCTGATCGACGAGAGCGAGGCTCGGCGGCGTGAGCGCGACTATTGGAAGGAGCTTGCGGAGGCGACGGCGGCTGTCGCTGAGGCCGGGCGATGACCCCGCCGACCCGCCGCATCTGGCTGTTCCCTGCCCCGGACGGCACGCTCGAGGTCATCCTGCTGGGTTCGATCGGCGAGATCGCGTGGGAATTCGCCGCCGTCCTCAAGTCCGCCGAGGCATGGCTCGGGTTCTCGAAGGTCGACCCGATCACGATCGGAAACACCGTGCTCGGCATGCGGTGCAAGCTCGGTCACCTCGCGCAGCACGTCGATCCGGTCGCCGAGGGCCTGACGTGGCTCGCGACCGAGGATCGATTCATCCACCGCGTGGAGTGGTGTGGGGCCGACAGCCCGCGCGCCGGCAAGGTCGGCACGTGGTGACCGAGGTTGACGATCCCCACCCTGATGCGGTAAACAGTGCTATGGCACTCAGATCGCTACCACTGACAGACAAGGCCGGGCCCGGCGGGCGCCCACGGGACAGCCGAGCGCCTGGCAACGCGTTCAGCGAGTGGCTCGCGACCTGCGGGCTCACGCCGAAGGAGGTTGCCGATGGCCTCGGGCTGTCCGACTCGAGCGTCTACAACATGCGCAACGCTTACTTCAAGCCCGGTCGCGAGCTGGCCAACAAGATCGCCGCGTTCACGAAGGGCAAGGTGAGCTCGGCGAGCTGGGACCAGGTCAAGGGCAGGCCGCGCGCTGCGGCGCCCAAGCGGGCGAGGAAGCGCAAGCCCCGCAAGCAGCCCGCGGCAGAGGTCACCCCGTGAGTCCGATCGAGCGGGCGTTTCGCGCTGGATATGAGGCTGCCGGTGACGGCGACAGCGGCGTCGACTCGTCTCTGGATTCTCATCTCGACGAGAACCCGGACCCGCCGAGCGCCGCCGACCTCGCCACGCTGCGTCGGTTCTGCGGCACGGACCACGCGCGCACCGAGCACCCGAAGACCTACGACGCACTGATCCGGCTGCTCGCCGCGTGGACCTGACTTCGCGCTCGTAACTCGGCTCGCGCATCGCAGGGCGACAACCTCCGCCCCGGTAGCGCGCCAAGGTGAGGCTCACGCTGCGTCTGACATCTGCGCGAGCGAGAGCCGGTCCACCTGCCGAGCACGAGCGCACCTATCCGGGCGGCTTGCAGCCGCAACCCGTGCAGCTGTCGCACGACAACACCGGGTTCGAGACCGCCAGGCCACCGGCGGCAGCGAGGTCGAGCGCGGTGAGGAAGCGGATGGATTCGCGGTTGAGGCGGAGACGTGTGGGTTGGCGCTTCATAGTCCCACGGTAGCACGAGCGCCCTTGACACAGCTGTCCTGTCGGCGCACTGTTCCAGAATATGGCCAAGCGCGTAGGACGAAGACGGCGGAACCTCAAGCCCCGGATGAGGCTCGACGCTCCCTCGCTGGAATGCACGGTCCCTGTGTCCACCGCGCTGCCGGGCACCATGGTGAACGCGATCGACGCTGCCGCGGAGACGCTGGGCGAGATCAGCCGGTCGGAGTTCATCCGGCGCGCGGTAGAGGAACGGCTCGCAAGGATTGACGCGGCGAGCGCCAGCAAGGCGGCCTGACGTGGCGAAATGGCGGCCGGTCGACGTGAGGCTGTGGAACGACCGCAAGGTCGCCGCCCTCACGGATCGAGGGAAGCTACTTTGGCTATACTTGCTTACATCTCCGTTCATGCTTCCCATCCCCGGGGTGATCATCGCGGGGGAGATGGCGATCGCAGAGCAGATCGGGTGGAGACCGGAAGGGGTCGGGGAAGGGTTCCGGGAACTCCTCGCCAAGGGGCTTGGGGTTTCCATCCACGAACGCCTCATCTGGCTCAGAAAAGCTCTTACTTACCAGCCCATCCAAGGACCGAACCACATCGCGGCGATCGCGAAGTCATGGGACGACGTTCCACACTGTGGCATGAAATTTGAAATCTGGCAAGCTCTTGAAATAGCTTGCAAAGGCTGGAGGAACCTCTTTACCAAGGGGGTCCCCAACCCCTTCCCCAACGGGATCCAGGAAGGGGTTGCCGACGGGGTTGCCGACCCCTTTCATACAGTATCAGTATCCGGAACAGTATCCGGAACAGGAACAGTATCCGGAGAGCTAGCGCTCTCCCCAGATTCGGATTCGCAAGCGAATCCTCCCAAGCAAATCAACGCGCGCGCGCGTAAACCACGGGTACAGGTAGCAGCACACCGCATGCCCCCGGAGTGGGCACCCAGGCAGCAGGAGATCGACAAGGCCGCAGCCATGCACCTGCAGCTCCCTGCCGAACTCGATCGGTTTCGCGATCACCACGCGGCCAAAGGCTCGACGTTCGTCGACTGGGACGCGGCGTTCCGGACCTGGCTCGGCAACGCGGTGCGTTTCGCAAGCGGAACAGTCAACGGGCACGGCAACGGGCGCTCCGGACCGCAGCACGCCAAGAGCCCGATCGAGCTCCAGATGGAGCGGATTGCCATGCTCAAAGCACAGGAAAGAGCCGAGAACAAATGAACAATTCCCAAGTAGCCGAAGTCGTGGCTGTGCTCATGGTGAGCTATCCGAACGCGCGATGGATCCCGACGACGCCGGGGACCGACGGCGGCCCGGACTCCCCAGGAACCTCGACGGCGTACGAGCACATGTTGCGGGATCTGGACTACGAAACCGCGCTCGCCGCGCTCGAGCGGCTGCTGGCGACGAAGCCCAACTTCCCGCCGACGGTCGCCGAAATCCGCGAGGCTGCGCTTGCGCTCACCGTCGGAGAAGTCCGGCCCGGCGGCTCGGCCTGGGGCGATGTCGTCAAGGCGATCCGACGCTACGGGTACATGCGCTCGCCCGGCGTCGACTTCACGTTCCCCGATCCGCTCGTCGCAGAAGCCGTGTCCGCGATGGACTGGGTCGAGCTGTGCTCGTCGGAGAATCAGGTCGCGGATCGCGCTCGGTTCATCGAGCTTTACGACCACCTCGCGGCAACGCGCCGGAGATCGCAGCTCAGCGAAAGCTTGCCGGCGGTCCGCCAGCTGCGCGCCAAGCAAGAGCTCCAGCGAATCGAAGATCAGCCCGCCAAGCCCATCGGCCAGCTGATCGGTGAGATTCTCAGGAAGTCCACGTGAGCGACGACCGCACAGAATCGCGCAGGAGCGCGCGAGATGGGGGGGTGCAGGAAGATGCCGTCCGGTCAAACGGATCGCGTGGCAAGGATCCTACGCGACAAATCAGGCACGCCTCGCAGGACGTGCTCAGCCAGACCGCTCAGGCGCTCAAGATGGCGCGGTTGCTCGCATCCTCTATTACGGAGAACAATCCAACCGGAATTCTCGCGCAAGCGACTCAACGATTACGCGAGGATACGATGCTTCAATGGGCGAGCGAGCTGAGCGATATCAACAAGATAGACGGTAGGTCCTGGCCCGAAATCGAGCGCGCAATCACCCTCTCCCAGCGCTCCGGACGCTGGCAGATCGTCGTCCTAGGTCCATGTAAACTCAGGGAACACTGGGACGCGATAAACGTACCACGTAACCACATGTAATATCAGAGGAATGGAGCAAAAGATGGCGAAACGTGACAAGTTGGCGCAGTGCGACCATCGAGGCAGGGTCAACCTGGGGACGCACCTGCGATGCGCTGTTTGCAAGCAGCTGCTCTCCCTCGGCGAGGCCAACGAGCCTGAGGTTGACATCGCGGCGGGGCGGATCGCGGCCCAGGGCGGTCTGGCCGACGGTGAGAACCTCTACGAGCTGCCGCTCGGGTCGCACAGGATCTCCACCGGAGACCAGGGCGACGCCTGGGCCTGGGACATCTCGCGTCCGCTTGCGGAACAGCTGGCCGAGACCGCGCGCGATGCCATGCGCGAAGTGCGGGCGTGCCTGCATCTCGCGAACAGCGATACCCCTGATGCCGACCTGATGCCGGATCCATGCCCGAAGTGCGGGCTCTACTATATGGGCGACAACAGCGTGGAGGAATCACGCGGTAGGGGGTTCGTTGGCATCGACCGCTCGCTCGCGCCGACGTTGGTCCAATATCCGCTGCCGCGCCCGCTGCTCGGCGCGGAGACCTGCACGCATGACCACATGACGGAGGCGGAGACCGCGCTGTCCTTCGGCGTGGATGGAGAGCTCGGATGACGCGCGATCGATGGCAGGCAGGCCAAGACAAGCGCGCCGCCGTGAACGCAGCAGAGGCGGCCGGAGAGGTAGCCGACTCGATGTCCGTGCGCGCCGTGCTCGTCGAGCGGATGAAGTCCGGCGAGATCACGCATGAGCAGGCGCTGGCCGAGCTCAAGCGAATCAAGCGCGGCGCCAAGGCGGCCGGCAAGACGACGCGGGCGCGCGCATGGAGGGCCGGATGAGCTCGTTCACCGCCACGCTGCTCTCGCTCCTCTGCCTGGCGCTCGCCGCGGTGGCGCGCCCGACCTCGGCGAGGTGCCCTGGCAACCTGGATCTGCGCACCGGGGTCCGGCGGGACGGCCGGTTCTCGTGCTGGCCGCACCCAGTCGGGGATCCGGAGTGGGATGGAACCTACCTCCGACCGGATCGCAGCGTGCAGCCGGCGTGGGTGCTCGAAGGCCGGGTTTATTGCACTGGTACGACGCGACCCACCGTGGTAGACTGGCAGACCGTGAGGTGCAGATGAAGGGTGAAGGAACTTGCAAGAAGTCCCCGGACCACTCTGAGGAACATCCAGCGCACTGCATCCACTACCGTGTGCGTCACGGGGACTTCGTTTGCTGCTGGTGCGGCGACTTGTTCGAGGGGCACGAGACGACCCGCGGTGCGCATGGGCAGTATCGACCGCGCGGGGAGCGTCGGCGCTCCGCGAGGGCCTCATCATGAACCACCGCAAGCCCAAGCTGGCCGATGGCACGCAGCCCGGCCGCAGGCTTGCGCGCCGGGAGTCCGAGCTGCTCGGCCGAGGCGGTCGCGGTGTCTCCGCTCTGATCCCGGACGTCGGCGAGTCGCTAGCGCTGCGCGCCGCCGAACGCGATCGCGTGCTCGACCTGTTGGACCGGCTCGAGCGCATCGTGCCGCGCGACGGGTTCCTTCCTCCGGCAGACCAGGACGTGCTGCGTGAAGTCCGCGCCGCGCTGGTCGAGCTCGGCAAGCGCGCGCCGGAAGAACGCCCGGTCTGGGTTGACAGGGGCGCACGCGAATAGTTGACAGGGGAGCACTGGGTAGTTTATAGTTCAGGTATGGTCACAGCGCGCAAGGTTCTCCCCGTCCTCGACGATCGCTTCACGTCCCTGCAGGTTCACGAGCGCGACCTGATGCTCGAGATCGACGGCATGACGCTGGAACAGCTGTGCAAGTTCCCGCTGCTGAGCTCGAACGCGAAGACCTCCCTCTCGCTCGACTTCCCGATCGGACACACGTGCGCACCCACCGCGCTGTGCTCGAAAGTCTGCTACGCCAGCCGTCCCGGCACGCCGGCGCGGTGGGACAAGAGCCTGCGCATGCGACTGCGGACGCTGCGCTACTTCCAACTCGCCACCCCGCGCGCCGCGGCGAACCGGCTCTGGCACGAGTTCTCGCGCCGGCGCACCACGGCGAAGTGGACGAGCCGGGGCGTGCGCATCGACTTCCTGCGGGTCAACGGAACCGGGGACTTGGTGCCGGCGGTGGTGGCGGCGCTGAACCTGTTCATGGTCGACCACCCAGAGGTGGCGCTGTGGGTGGTGAGCCGGCGCCCGCTGATCGCCGCCGGCCTGGAGCCGAGGCCGAACCTGTTCCTCCAGCTTAGCGTGGACGCGACCACGACGCAGCAGGCCGGATATCTGACGCGCGAGCTGGTCCGCACGAATCCGCGGGCGTACGTCTCGTTCCTGCGCACGAAGGTCACCGACGACGTGAGCGGCGCGGCGATCGTGTTCAACGAGAAGCAGACCGAGGGCCTTCCGTACGATGGGATCGCCGATTGTCCGGTCGACGCGGGCCGGCTCGAGCTCGGCAACGTGCGCGGCGTGGGCGGGACGGCGTGCAGCAAGTGCCGCAAGTGCTTCAGCCCGAAGACCCTCGAGCGGCAGAGGGCGGCGCTGTGACGAAGCGGCTCACACCGATTCAGGCGCTGGAGCTGAAAGAGAAGGTCGGGGCGCCGCTGCTCGCACCTCGGCTCAAGCGCAGGCGCGGTAGGTCCGGCGAGGCGTCGGCCCTGTCCAGCCGTGCGCGCGAGATCATCGACCGAGCGCGCAAGGCGCGGACGGTGCCATGACCGCTACCCCATCGCTACCCCACCCGTACCTGATGACCGGGCGGGGAGTGAGTAGATTGAGGGCATGACGAACCTACCCGCACAGCCCACCTATCAGAACACCACCTGCGATCGCGCGAGCTGTCACGCGCCGAAGGCGGCCGGAACCGCCACCCTGTGGTGCGACGCGTGCAACCTGCTGCCGATCTGCGATGACTGCGGCGAGGCCGAGATCGACTGCACCGCGCGGCCCGGCGGATGCTCGTACGAGTCCGGCCACGGCAGTCATGCGCAGGATGCGCAGGCCGAGCGCCGGCAGATGGGGATCGGATGATCGCCGCCGAGCGCCTCGCGATCTACGCCGAGACCGCCGCGAAGCTCCGGGCCACAGGCGAGCACGGCTCCGAGGTCGCGGCCCTGCTGGTCGAGCAGCTGGCGGACGAGCTGACCGAGCGCTTGCAATCGCCCGGCGTAGTGGTAGGGTAAACTCATGAGTGACATGAGACCGAGCATCGCTGATCTGAAACGCGCGCACGAGAGGGACACGTTTTCCGACGAGGGACGTCTACTCGATGCCGCGCCGGTGCTCCTCGAGATCGCCGCATCCGCGTTGGCGTTGAAGGACGCGTATGGCTCACCGGAGCGCGAGCGAGAAACCTTGACCATCATGTTCCGCGTTCTCGCAAAGGTGCGCCCGTGACCGACCTCGCGCAGCTTCGCTTCGCGGCCCCGGCATTCTGCATCGTCTGGGTCGATGGCGCCGATTTGTGGGCAGACGACCCGGTCGCCGCTGCATGGTGGCAGCGCGTCGCGGCAGCGTATGAGCGACTCGAAGGGAATCCGCTTGTCATCGTCGGAGACTCAAAGGGGACGTGGTGACCTGGTCCGTCTCACAGGACGACGCGGTGCAGTGGCTGCGCGGCCTACCCGATGCCTCGGTCGACCTGGTCATTACGGATCCGGCCTACGAGTCCCTGGAGAAGCACCGCGCCATCGGCACGACCACCCGGCTCAAGCACAGCGCCGGCTCGAGCAACGACTGGTTCGAGATCTTCCCGAACGCCCGCTTCCCCGAGTTCCTCGCCGAGGTCTACCGGGTGTTGCGCGCGGACCGGCACTTCTACCTGATGTGCGACCAGGAGACGATGTTCGTCGTCAAGCCGATGGCGGAGGCCGTGGGGTTCCGGTTCTGGAAACCCCTGGTGTGGGACAAGGTCACGATCGGCATGGGGTACCACTACCGCTGCCGGTACGAGTTCGTGCTGTTCTTCGAGAAGGGCAAGCGCAAGCTCAACGACCTCGGCGTGCCGGACGTGATCGCCGCGGCCCGGGTGCGCGATGGGTACCCGACCGAGAAACCAGCCAAGCTCTCGACCGTGCTGATCGAGCAGAGCACGCAGCCGGGCGAGCTGGTGGTGGACCCGTTCATGGGCTCGGCGTCGGTCGGTGCCGCCGCGTTGATGGTCAGGCGCTCGTTCCGAGGATGCGACCTCAGCGCGGAGAGCGTGGCCCTCGCGTCGCGCCGGCTGGCGATGATCGAGCCGGCTTGACATCGTCCACCGACGTGCTATAAACGTGGCATGGACGACACGAGACCGAGCATCGCGGAGCTGCAGCAGAGTGAACAGGCGATGGATCGAGCGCCATGGTACTCGGCTGAGAGCCGCTGGCAGTCGGATTGTGCGCTGACCGGAGCCCCAGACGCTGACTTCTCGAGCGACGGTCGCGTCGTGGTGCAGGCCAACCCGAACTTCCCGTACCGCGCCAACCTCGACGGCATCGTCGGCCTGCGCAACGCGGCGCCCGTGCTCCTCGAGATCGTCGCGGCGGCGCTGGCGTACTACAGCCCGGCATCCGATGAGCCTGGCGGTCAGGCATGGGCCGCTGTCGAGGCCGCACTCGCCAAGGTCCGCCCGTGACCGACCTTGCGCGGCTGTACGAGTCCGCGATTCTGCGCTGGGGCGATGGCGAGACCCCCAAGGCGACCGACCTCGAGAACGAGGTCCATGAGCTGCAAGAACGGCTCTGGGCCGCTGGTCCGCTTGGCGACGGGACCGAGCAGCTCGCCCTCGGCGTGATCGAGTTCATCGGCGGCTCGTTCGAGACCGAGGACGCAGAACACGCGGTCGAGTGCCTGGGCAAGGCGATGGTCTGCGCGGCCGGCTACGCGTACCAGCGCGGCCTGGCGCTCTCGCCGATCCTGGACCTGGCGCGCGCCCTCACGCGCCGCGACGACGTCCAGCCGGTGCACGGGGTGACCCGGCTCGCGGCGCTGGAGCGCCAAGACCTGGTCGAGTCTCATCACGTGGTCGCGGCGTTGGGGCTGTGCATCGCGAAAGGGACCGACGACTGCGAGATCGTGCACGGCCTGACGATCGAGCCCCACGGCGTGTTCCTGACGATCGGCAGGGAGATGCTGGAGCGCAACGATCCAAAGCTGCAGGCTGCCCTCGCCGAAGCGGTCACGTCATCCCTGGAGCCGGCCGCCAGGGTCCGGCTCTCCAAGGGGCAAGTCGGCGAGTGGATCGACGGCATCGATCGTAGGCCGTTCGCACCGGTGGTGTTCGACCCCATGCGGCACGTCAGCCCGCTCGCGATCTGCCCGCAGTGCGCTGCGCTGATGACGAGGGCCGCAGGCGCGGCTGGCCCCGGCTCGTCAGAGGTGCGTGATACCGGCTACCGATGCGAGAACGGACACGAGCTGACCGCGGAGCAGATGGACGCCCTCCTTCGTGCGAGCACTGCGCCCAGCGACGGGTCGTGATGGTCGCCATGGTCGGAGGGTGGTGGCTGTGCTCGCTCTGCTGGCTCGACGGCGTGCGCACGATGCACGTTGACAGCGCAGCGCAGTAGTCTATGCTGGCGCGGTAAACCAAGGAGCAACGACATGGGGCTACCACGACGGGATCCGACCGCACAGGAACTCTACGAGTTCGGGCTATCCGAGGGCGCGCCAGCATGGGTCCGATTGCCTGATGAAGCGAAAGCAGCATGGGAACGCATCGCGAAGGAGCGAGCGGTCAAGCTCGAGGCGGCAAGGCGAAAGGCTGGAGTGTGATGGTGGCCATCCCACGTCGAATCAAGCGCACGAGCCAGCTGGCCTACGAGGGCCTCGTGGCCTCGGGCCAGCTCAAGGGCAAGTGCATGCGAGTCCTGAACGCTCTGGTCGAGAACGGCCCGGCTACGAGCGGCGAAGTGCTCAACGCGTACATCTCCGGCGCGACCAACGTCAACGCGTGGCGCGGCCGGTTCACCGAGCTCCAGGCGCGCGGGCTCATCCGCCAGATCGGCGAGCGCCCGTGCAAGATCAGCGGCCGGCTGTGCATCGTGTGGGCACCGACCGGGCGAGACACTGCGCTCGACGAGGGGCGCAAGCACGTGGCGACCAGCCGGGCAGCGGAGTGGCAGGAGAGCGCGCGGCAGTGGCGCGACATGGCGGACCTGCTGGCCAAGGAACTTGCGAACGACGCCACGGGCCCGGCGCGAGCGGTGGTATCCGCGTACCTCGATCTGGCCAAGCAGGAGCGGACGCGCGAGCGGCGCCGGGGGCGGTCGTGACCCGCCGTGTGCTGTACGTCGCGCATCCGCTCGCGCCGACGATGGAAGAGGTCGAGAGGGTGCGCGAGGGCGCCTCGTGGCCAGAACTGTGGACCGAGACCGCGCGTGTTCGGTCCGCGCTCTCGGCGAACATCGACGTCGCCCTCCGCTGGCTCGCGTGGCTCCGCCGATCGTTCCCGGAGACCACGTTCATCGCTCCGTGGATCGCGGCCGTCGTATCGGGCGAGGACGACTCCGATCCCAAGGCGCGTGAGGCCGGCATGGTCGACGACTGTGCGGTGGTCGAGCGCTGCGACGGCATCGTGCTGTGCGGCGAGCGGATCTCTAGCGGGATGCGGAGGGAGATGGAGCACGGCCAGTGCCATCGCGGTCCGCTCGGGGATCCTCCTTCCCCGGTGTTCGAGGTCTACGACCTGACGAGCTACCAGATCGAGGGCGCGTCCGGCCGCAACGAGGACGGCCGCACGTTCGAGCAGTGGGTACGCGGCTATCGGGAATCGTGCACCCGATGACCGCGTTCGTAGGCTACACCTCGGACGCGACCCGGCGCCTCGCCGAGCGCCGGCGGCTGATCGCCCAGCGCAACCGTGTCCTGCAAGCCCGGCGCAAGGGCAGGCCGAGCCCAGAGCGGCGAGAGAAGCTGCGCGAGGCGGCGCGTGCACGCTGGGCCGCCGACCGCGAGCGGCTCGGGCTGGAGCCGCGCGACCGGACGATCGAGAACGGCGGAAGCCCGGACTACGCGATGGACCAGGTCCCGGACTCGCTCACGGAGGACAGGTGACGATGCTCCGTAGGTTCGACGGCGACATTCGTCCCGACGTTGACTCCAATGGCGTTCCCTGGTGCTCGGAAGCGTCGTGTCCGAAGTTCGACGGGAAGCGATGCCTGGCGGTGGCGCGACATGGCCGACAAGATGCGATCTGCGAGCCTGCCGTGATCCAGCTGCAAGCGTTCATCGACGAGATCGAGTGGACCGAATGACCGCGCCGTCCCGCGGTAAACCCCGGTGACACGCGCGAGCGCCGGTGGTACGCTGGAGACGGAGCCATGGAAGACGAACCACAGAAAGGCCGCGGGCGCCCGCCCGCCCACGTGCACCGTGCCAACTTGGCGCGCCTCGAGAGCCTGATCGTCGAGGGCTACTCGATCGAACAGTGCATCGAGATCGTCATCGCCGACGGTCGCACCGACAACGAGGACACGGTGCGCCGCTGGCGCGCCGAGGTCTTCGCCCGGTGGACGAAGGAGGACATCGAGCTCCGACCGGCCCGGCGCGACATGATGCGCCAGCAGCTCATGATGCTGTTCCGCGCGAGCTATCAGGCGAGCACAGACACCGAAGGCCGACCGCTGACGACGATGGCGGCGACGCTGAGCCGGGCCGAGTGCACGAAGATCGCCAAGCTGTCGTGCCAGCTCGACGGACTGCTCGCGCCGACGGTGGTCAAGGTCGATGCCGCGGTGGACCCGCTGTCGATGTCCCCGAGCGAGCGCCGGGCGGAGATCGACGAGCTGCTGGCCAAGCGCGAGGCCGCGATGCGCGAAGCAGCTGGCAGGGATGGAAACTGACCGTGGAGTGGCACGGACCTCGCGAGTCTGACCTCATGCCGGATGGCGTCACGCTGCGCCACCCGGTACCGCCTGAGCGTTGGCCGTTCTGCCGACCCGAGGAGCACGATCGGGGCTGCAAGCTCCATGCGGGCGGCCTGTACTGCGATTGTGGCGCAAGCTGCGCCGATGATGACGGGATCGTCCGATGACCGGACTGCTCACGGTGCATCCGATGACCCCGGCGCAGATCGCGGACCTCGTCGAGCGGACGCGCGAGAGCATGCGGAACCTCGGCAGCGATGACCCGTGCATCGCGACGAGGCTGGCGCGGCTCGCCTGCAGGTATGCTGCGGTCGAGGACATCACGTTGCCCGAGGCGTGGCGCCAGGTGATGGCCCTGACCCGGTGCTCGTTCACGCAGTCGGCGGTGTACCGCTGGTGGGATGTGCTCTACCCCCGGCAGCGAAGGCCCGGGCGACCATGATCCCCTGCCGATGCTGTGGCGTGATTCAGGTCGGCCTCCGCGCCGAGCTGCGCCGGTGCGTGCTCTGCGATTCGTGCGACCGCCGGCACGGCCTGGAGCGCGAGGCGCTGGTGATGGCGCTGTTCGCCGTTGGCCGGCTGAACATGTGGGAGGCGATCGGTCAACTGGCGATCGATGATGCGCACCACGCCGGCATGCTGATGTTCCGCGGGACCAGGGACTCCGCGGACCTGTGGGTCCCGCGTCCGGTGCCGCGCTGGGCGGTGGTGATCGGTCGGGCGCTTGCGCGCCAGGAACAGCCCGCGGCCGGGGATGTGGTCGCCGCGATGATGCAGCGCTACGTCCCGGGTCCCGCGAGCGCTCTGCCCGAGCTGCGCGCCGAGCTCACCGCCGCGCTCCAGGCGTTCGACCCGGACGTGCTCGGCGTCGAGGTCACGTGCGAGCGGGACGTGCTCGACCCGGGCCACATGCTGATCAACATCCTGCACCGCACCGCGGCCGGGCCGGAGGTCGAGATCCCCACGGACATCGGGCGCAGGCCGCGGGGGCAGGCGTGACACTCGCCGATGTCGCGCGTTGGCTGGTTGCCCGTCTGAGGCAGCCGAGCGGATTCTCCGACGACGGAATCCGGCAATGGCACACCGTCTTTCCTGGTCGCTGCATGTACTGCAGCTACACGCGTTGGGCGAACACCGAGCAAGGTCAGAACCTCGCGATCGAGGTGCACGACTGCATCGAGGGGAACAGCCCGCCGGCTCCGTTGCCGGTCGCCAAGATCCACAGGTAACGCGTGGTCGCCTTCGGGACCGCAGAGGAGGCGCGGCTCACCGCTCTCCTGCGCGCGGACCACGGCGAGTCGTTCCGGGACTTCGTGGCGCGCGTCTCGCCGCACCACAGCATCAAGCGCCACCTCGAGCCGGTCGCGGACCTGTGGGAGCGCACGCGGTACGAGCGGGTGTTCGCGTGCGTGATGCAGCCGCCGCAGACCGGCAAGAGCACCACGGGGCTGCATGGCCTGGCCTGGCGGATGGCGCGCGACCCGGTGCTGTCGCACGGGTACGCGACGTACAACGACCAGCTGGCCGCGTCGAAGTCTCGCATCTGCCGGCGGATGGCCACCGGGGGCGGCGTGGAGATCCCGCGCGGTTCTGCGGCGGTGCACGAGTGGCAGACGGATCGCGGCGGGGGGCTGCTGGCGCACGGCTATAAGGGCCAGTGGTCGGGCATGCCGATCAATGGCGTGGCGCTCCTCGACGACCTGTACAAGGACCGCAAGGACGCCGAGAGCAAGGTGATCCGCGAGAACGTGTGGGAGTTCTTCACAGACGTCCTGTGGCCGCGCCTTCACCCGCCGAGCAAGCGCAACATGGGCGCCTCGGTGATCGCGCAGTTCACGCGCTGGCACGCCGACGATCTGATCGGGCGTTTACTGCAGGGCAAGTACAAGGGGTACCAGTTCGAGGAGGTCCGCCTCCCCGCGATCTGCGAGGACGAAGACGACATCCTGGGGCGTCAGATCGGAGAGGCGCTGTGGCCCGAGCAGATGCCAATCGAGGAGCTCCGACGCATCGAGGAGAGCTCGGGACCGTACAGCTTCGCATCGCTCTACCAGCAGCGACCGCGACCGAAGGGCGCCGACATCTTCGGCGAGCCGGCCACGTTCTCGCTGGCCGACTGGCGCCCCGACGAGCATCGGATCATCATCTGCTGCGACCCCGCTGCGACCGACGACAACCGCGCCGACTTCAGCGCCGCGTTCGTCCTCGCCGCGAAGGGATTCGGCCTCGACATGAAGGTCTGGATCCTCCACGGCTGGCGCGACCACATCACGGTACCGGCCGTCGCGCGCAAGCTGTACGAGATCCAGCAGCGGCACTGGGGCGACCGCTACCCGGTGCCGATCGCCGTCGAGTCGGTCGGCGGGTTCAAGGCGGTCCCGCAGATCCTGAAGGAGATCGAGCCCCGGCTCCGCATCCGCCCCATCAAGCCGAAGGGCGACAAGTTCACCAGGGCGCAGGGCTTCGCGTCGGCCTGGAACGCGGGCCGGGTGCTCGTGCCGATCGATTCGGACCTGTGGTGGGACAGCAAGGCGGCGTGGCCCGACGGGCGCCAGGGCCGGTTCCTGCTGCCGGCGAACGAGGTCACCGGAGAGCGATTCGCGCGCAAGCTCCGCGCCGGCGTTCAGGCCGGCATCACCTGGGCCGACGAGCTGCTGTGGGAGGCGGACAAGTTCACCGGCGTGGGTGATCTGGAGGACGACCAGATCGACGCGCTCGCACACGGGTACAATGAACTCTGGGAAGTCAAGCAATCTCAGAGAGGTACATCTCCATCAAAGGCCCCATTTGGCTAGACGGCGGTCTGCTGGTCTCGATCTGCTGAGGCCGAGGATGATTGACCTAACGTTGGTGGCGCACGTCTTGAACCTATTGGCCAGTGACTTTCGGCTCTCACCGTTCTTCGCTCTGCGGCGAAGATCTGCGACCTGGGCATCACTGAGCTTGGCCATTCCGCTCAACTCTCCGTTACGCACGAAATTCCGCTTCTTGCGGAGCATGTCCTGGGTGTTCTGCTGGGGCGTTCCAAGAAAAAGATGGTCGATCCTCACGCAGGCAGGGTTGTCGCATTTGTGCAGCACGAACATCCCGTCCGGGATGAGCCCGTGGGTCTGCTCGAAAATCCAGCGATGCGCCAAGCATGTTGCCTTGGGCCGGCTGGTTCTGTGAGCAAAAATCCCGTACAGGGTTCCCCCTTTACCGAGCCTGGTACCCTGCCAGATGTGACACGTTTCTGTCTTCAAGACCTTGGAATTAAAGCGTTCCATCGGGTCGCGCTTGGTGTAGATCCTTGGCATGACATGATGGTAACATGTCTTGCTGACATTGTACCAGGGTAACCGTTCGGACGATTGCCCCTTGCGCGAGCACAGTAGCGGTGCTATAAACAGAACCATGATGACGACGATGCAGACCCAGACCGACCCATTCGCCGCCCTGACGGCTCACATCGAGATCCTCAAGCTCACCCTTCAGGCGGCGTTCGGCGCCCCTGTGGTGCGCGACTACGCGGCCGGCGCGGTCGTGTGGATGTGGACCACTACAACACCGCGGTGGTCACCGGACCCGGGACCGAGGCCGACCATTGGGCCATCACCACGACGGACGCGGACGGGTCGGTGAACGAGTACGAGTACATGTCCGCCCACCTGCGGCCCGCTGTGGCGCCAGTGGAGTTCCGCTGGTGATCTCGGAGACACTCGAGGAATTCCGAGCCCGCATCGCGGCGCGCCTCGACGAGCACTTCGCCAAGTTTGCGCCTGCCATCGCCGCGATCAACGCCGGCATGGAGAAGACCGGCAACCGTAAGCAAGGAGAGCGACGATGAGAGCGACGATCCTGTTCCTGATATGCGCAACGGCCTGCGCGCTCGACGTGGCACCGTCCACGTCCGACAGCACGCAGGCGCTGCAGGTGCCGTGCGACTACGACGACGACGGCAACCCGATCTATTGTAGCGGAGGTGGCGGCGGAGGCGGTGGGGCGCCCGTCAATCGATGCTCGTCGGTCACCTCGAACTGCGATCCGACGCTGCTGTTCGGCCTCGCGGACCAAGCGTGTCAGACGATGTGCCTGGACAGCAACGCCGTGTGCCAGCACTCGTACACATGCCCGGCCGGGACCGATACCCCGATCTGCCACCTCGGCTACTGCGCGGACTGGCGATGAGCACCGGAACCAAGGTTGGTCCGCTCGCGGCTCGCCTCCCCGCGGATTCGCGGTCTCGCGGTCGTCTGCTGCGCCTGGCGCAGCGCGGCGCCGAGGTCTGCCACAAGTACCGGGCGCCGTACCTCGCGCTGATCAGCGACACGGCGGCGGCGGCGCTGGTGGAACTGGCGATCGCCGAGTCCCGGGCGACGGTCGCCGAGCGCTCGCTCGCGGCGGCGTTGGTTCGGATCGACCAGCTCAAGCGCCAGCTGCGCGAAGAGACCTTTGACGAGCCTACCAGGCAGGGCGACGCCAAGGTCACCGCGCAGCTTCGCGAGCGCTCGTCGCGCACCGACATGATCAAGATCGTCGGCTGATTTGTTCGATTCCGACGTTCTGGGCGTCTACATGAAGTGAAAGGATACGATCATGACCATCACTAAGAATGCCATTCTTCAGAAACTTCTCCGCAGCGCCATCAAGAACCGACTCGAATGCGAGTACATGGAGAAGGGCGCCTCTCCCTCGAAGCGTCGCTACTACGAGGGACGCACCGCAGCGCTCATCTAGTGCCTGACTGATGATGCCAGCGAGGTACTCGCCAAGTCGACCAAGCGATACACCACCGAGCATCACGTTCCCGGAGACGACATCACGTATCCTGAAGGCACCGTCGTGGAGTGGATGCGCGGATGCATCCAGGCTGCGCAGGACGTCGTCCGCGGCGACGGAGAGCAGACATTCGGCTCCCCGATCATCCTGACGTAGCGCAGTGCCGCTCGCGCTCGCGCGCCATGCTCGCCCCGTGGGTCCCGCAGCGCGCGATGACCGCCTTGCAGATCGTGCAGCGAATCAGGCGCGAGGCGCGCTCGCGACACCCGGCCGTGCCGCATACGTGCTTGCCGAGGTGGAGCAAGAGGTGCGCGGTGGAGAGCATGCTGGTTTGTAGCACGGCAAACGTGCTACCGTCGGTCCCATGGCTTCCATCCCCGGCTCCATGATCGGCGTCCAGCTCGACAGCCTCCCCGGCGGCCCGGCGCTCGCCGCGGCCACCGCGCTGAACATGCGGCTGCGGTCCGACGCGCCGGCCGGGGGCACCGCAACCGCGCAGCTCAACCTCGCGTCCGACGCGCTCTCGCTGACCTGGGGGGACCTGTGCCAGCGCCACCCCGAGTGGCTGGGCGACTACTGGGCGGAGTGCCGAGCGCTGTATGCCGGCGGTCAGCGCCTGCTTGCGGACCCGGCGCTGATGAAGCGCCTGTTCCCGCAGAACCTGTACGAGGACGCGCAGGTCTACGAGCAGCGCAAGCGCCGCGCCCATTACTACCCGTACCCGGGGACGATCATCGACCACCTGCTGGCCGGGCTCGGGACTGACCCGCTCAAGGTCTCGTTCACGCTGCTCGACGCCGACGACGGCAAGGCCAAGGAGCCCGATGCGAAAGCGAAGTGGTGGCAGGAGTGGGTGTCCGACGTCACCGACGAGGCCGAGCGCCCAGCTGACTACGGGCTCGAAGACACCAACGACGAAGACGAGGACGACGAGGGCGGCCGGTCGATCCACCGCTTCTGCGTCGACACGTTGCGCGAGGCGCTGCAGACCCGCACGGCGTGGGTGCTCGCCGACCTGCCGCGCGCCGGCGAAGAGGAGCCGGGCGAGGGCCTGGACCCGTATCTTCGCCTGATCCCCGCGGAGCAGGTGGTGGACTGGCAGTACGACGACGAGGGCCGGCTGACCTGGGCGATGG